TGATAGTAAAGTTAAAAAATTAGAAGATAAGACAAATGGTAGATTAGTTATTAAAGAGTATCCTACTGCGTCAGCTCATAGTGGTCATTTCAAAGCATTGATAAATGAACTAGCGTTAAAGAAAAGCTTTAAGCCACAAGTGATCTTCATTGATTATTTAAACATTTGTGCTAGCGCAAGGTTTAAAGGTGGTAACATATCATCTTATTTTTATATCAAAGCAATCGCTGAAGAATTAAGAGGTCTTGCTGTTGAACATGATGTGCCTATCTTTAGTGCAACACAAACAACTAGAACAGGTTTTGTAAGTACAGATATTGGTTTAGAAGATACATCAGAATCATTTGGTCTACCAGCAACTGCTGACTTTATGTTTGCTCTTATGTCAAATGAAGAACTAGAAGGTCTAGGTCAAATGAAAGTAAAACAATTGAAGAATAGATATAATGACCCTGGTATTAACAGATCATTTATTATAGGTGTTGATAGAGCTAAGATGAGATTATATGATACAGAAAATTCAGCACAAAATATAGTAGGTGGTAAAGAATTAAAACAAGAAGAAAACTATCCATCACCAGAACAATCGTATGAGAAGTTTTCCGACTTTAAATTATAATGGCTAAAAAACAAAAAGTAAGATTTCATAAAGGCGATAGAAGGCCCAATAACGAACAACCCGAGTTATCATATATAAAGAAAATGATAAAAAGGGGCACAGATATTAAATGGCAAGTCATAGAAAAGCCCACCAAGAATGTTATATGTGAGTGTTTTTTTGAAGAAGACGCACACAAACTAGTTAAGTTTCAAAACAAACATAAAGTATGGCAACCTAATGGTGGCGTACCTAAATTCTTATGGACAGGGATTTAGTCTTATAAATATAATAAACAATTGATTTATATGGAACAAGTGGATATAGTAATGGATAAAATGAGAGAAAGATGTTTAGTTTTAAAGGATTTACAACACAAGATAGGAACACACATTTAGAACACCTAGAAGACGATATAATTAATCGTGGTACAAAGGGTGGGCAGAATGCGTTAAACTTTTTAAGATCGGTGAGAGATATGCTCGCTGGTTCTTCTAATAAAAAAGTTAATATGACAGTTAAATGGGATGGCGCACCAGCTATCATCTGTGGTATTAATCCAGAAAATGACAAATTCTTTGTCGGTACAAAATCAGTATTCAATAAAAATCCTAAAGTAAATTACACTAACTCAGATATAAGTAAAAATCACTCTGGCGAATTAGCGTCTAAACTTCAAGTAGCATTAAAAGAATTAAAACGTTTAGGTATCAAAGGCGTATTACAAGGTGACTTTCTATTCGCACAATCAGATTTAAAAAAAATTACTTTAGATGGTGATGATATGATTTCATTTACACCTAATACAATTACATATGCTGTTCAAGCAAACTCTAATATTGGTAGACAAATTAGTAGAGCAAGAATGGGAATTGTTTTTCACACAAAATATACAGGTAAGACTTTAGCTAGTATGACAGCTGGATTTGGTACAGTTAGAGGTAGAGCAACTAATGTATTTCTAGCGAGTGCTGGTTACAAAGATGTATCTGGTTCTGCGAAACTTACAAGAAACGAACTAGCACAATTCAACGCAAAATTAAGAATGGCTGAAGGTTCACTATCAAAGGCAGCACCTTTATTAGATATTATTAGTGAAACATCTTCTGATGGGTTAGGTGTAGGTTTTAGATTAAAAACTTTCTTTAATCATCATATAAGAGGATCATCAGGTCATATGGCCAAAGTTAGAACTTTAGTAGATATGTTTAGAGATTACTATATCAATATTCTACAAGCAGAGATAGATGCAAAGAAAACTGATAAAGGAAAACAAAAGTACAAAGATATATTAGCAACAAATTTAAAATTTATAGATAGAAATAGAAATGCTTTAGTTATGGCTGTTGCCTCTCATGTTACTTTACAAAATGCTAAAGACTTTTTGATAAAGAAGATGAGTGAAATACAAAGCATAGGACATTTTTTAAAAACTTCTACTGGTTATAGAGTAACAAGTCCAGAAGGATATGTAGCAGTAGATAAAATAGCAGGAGCAATTAAGTTAGTTGACAGAATGGAATTTAGTAGAGCTAACTTTACAATGCCAAAAGGATGGAGTAATTAATGGCTAAAACATTTAAACAATTTGAAGATTATGATATACAGTGCGAAGAAGTAATATTCGAACACGAAAGTGAGCCTTTACAAGAGGCAGAGTATCAAGGTAAGACAGTAAAATTAAACGACCCTATTAGAGGTGGTTCTAAAAAGTTTTATGTGTATGTAAAAGATGGCGATAAGATTAAGAAAGTATCATTTGGTGATACGACTGGTCTATCTATTAAGAGAGATAATCCAGCTAGAAGAAAGTCATTTAGAGCAAGACATAATTGCGCTGATCCAGGACCAAAAACTATGGCGAGATATTGGAGCTGTTATCAATGGAGAGCTGGAGCAAAAGTAAATAATTAATGAAAAAACTAAATCAAATATTGCGAGAGGGTGTTTACGACCCAGGTATATTTAAAGCTTTCTTTTTAGCTGGTGGACCTGGAAGTGGTAAGTCATTTGTAACAGCTGGTGCCTTTGGTGGTACAGGATTAAAGACTGTTAACTCTGACACAGCATTTGAAAGAGGTTTGAAAAAAGGTAATCTCTCATTAAAGATGCCTGATGAAGAAGAATATTTTAGAAATATTGTAAGAGCTAAAGCAAAGATGACTACTGCTACTCAATTAGATACTTACATACAAGGTAGATTAGGTTTAGTTATTGACGCAACTGGTAGAGATTTAAATACAATCAATAGTCAAAAAAGACAATTAGACCTTATAGGTTATGATAGTTATATGATCTTTGTTAATACAAGTTTAGAAGTAGCGTTAGAAAGAAATAAGAATAGACCTAGAACTATACCAGAATATGTTGTAACAAATAGTTGGAATCAAGTACAAAGAAACATTGGTACATTTCAAAGAATTTTTAGTCCTAATAGAATGTTAATTGTTGATAATAATAAAAGTGAAAAAGAATTAGTAACACTAACACTTAACACAGCTTCTAGGTATATAAGAAGTCAATTAAGAGCTAGTCCTCAAAACTTAACAGCTAAACAATGGATAGCAAACGAATTAAAAGCAAAACAAAGAACATGAGATTTAAAGATTACATAAAAGAAAGTATCATAGATATACCTAGACAAAGATATGCGCCAGGTGTATTTGATGATGCCGATACTAATAATCCTAAACTTAAACAAAGTGTTAGAGATATTATCTTAAATCAAATAGATAAATTCCAAGAGAAGTATCCAGTAATAAAATATTCATTGATAGGTTCTATACTTACAAAAAGATACAGAGATGATGCAGATTTAGATATGAATATCTTGTTTGATGTACCCAAAGAAGATAGAGAAGAAGCTAGAAAAGAATTGGCGTCTAGTTTAAGAAGTATAAATGGTAAACTTGTTCCAGGCACAAAACACCCAATTAACTATTTTATTATTACCGATCCTGAATTAAAGAAAAAGAATGACGCAATGGCTGATGGTGTTTACGATATAGACGAAAACGAATTTGTAAGAAGACCTACTAAAGATATTTTTGATCCTGAAAAATACGAAGCTGACTTTCAGAAAAAAGTAAAAGAGATAGATGTAGTCAAAGGCGAACTAGCTAGAGATTTAATTGATTACGAAGAACTAAAAGGTTTAAGTACAGATGATGTATTAAACTTACAAGACAAGATTAATAGTAAACTAGAAGAAATAGAAGACAGTATAGAGGTATTAGTTGACATTGGTGATGATGTAGTCAAACAAAGACAAAGTGCTTTCAATGACGATATGACACCAGAGGAGATTAGACAGTTTGGTAAGAAACACAAACTACCTAAAAATATTATCTACAAGTACCTAGAAAAATATCACTATCTAAAATTCTATAAGAAGTGTAAAGATATTTTAGAAGATGGCAAAGTTACAGATGATGAAATTGCTAAACTAAAAACAGTAGCAGAAGCAGCTCCTAAAACAATAGCATTTGCTTTTGGTAGATTCAATCCACCTACGATTGGTCACTTAAAATTAATGGATAAAGTTAAATCAACTAGTAGAGATTACAAAATTTATTTAAGTAGAAGTGAAGACCCTAAAAAGAACCCATTAGGTGCTAGAGAAAAATTAGATTTGATGAAAAAAATGTTTCCTCAACACGCTAGAAACATAGTAATAAATCCATCAAACAATGTATTAGATATATTAACTAAACTATACGACACACACCACAGAGTGATTATGGTC